CCTTATGGAGCAGAATGTAGAGCTTTATTCGTTGCTCCTGTGGGGTGGCTTTTGTGCGGTTCTGATGCCAGCGGTCTGGAGCTGCGTGCTCTTGGTGCTTGGTTAGCACACTTTGACGAAGGTGAATATGCAAAGCTGGTTAGCACTGACGGCTTCGATATTCACACGCACAATGCAAAGTTGTTCGGCATATTTGATGGGCAAGGTGATATCTCCAAAGCTACAAGAGACCTAAGCAAGCGTCTAATCTACGCCCTACTTTATGGGGCAGGTTCAAAGAAAGTTGGCAGCGTAATTGACCCAACTTTGAATGAATGGAAACAGGCTGATTTGGGTAAAGAAACTATCAACACCTTCTACAAAAATCTACCGGCTATCAAACAATTGAAAGACAAAATCGATGAGAGAATCTCAGAGCGAGGTTATCTAACAGGCATTGATGGTCGACATCTACAGATCAGATCGAGACACTCTGCTCTGAACCAGCTCCTGCAATCAACAGGAGCAATCACTGTCAAGAAAGCAACCACAATTCTCTACGATGACCTCAAGGAATTGGGACTGCGTTGGGGGCAGGATTATGCATTCGTGGCACATGTTCACGACGAAATCCAATCACTCGTAAGACCACAATTTGTGGAGGCTTACAAAACCCTAGCTGTTGCTTCGTTTAGAAAGTCTGGTGAATACTTCAACCTAAAGTGTCCCATGACCGGTGAGGCCCGGGTGGGACACAATTGGATGGAGACTCACTAAACAGCAGGTTTTGTGGGCCAGGTGGGGTTTGAGGGATCTGAAGTATTAGCTGGTAAATCACGTAAGGCCTGTCGATAATCTCTCATTTCATCGGTCATTGTGACGTCCGTATTTGCAAAATAATCAGTCTCTGCAAGCAGCAGGTTTCGCTTTGCACGAAGCCTTTCCCAAAACACAGAGGCAGGTGTAGTAGGTGGCTCGTAAGTCTCCGTGGTAATTTCACCAGTAGAGATGTTGAGTGTTACGTTTTCAGCCATCGTCAGTTGCTCCAATAACGAACTTTCATAGTACCGCTCAAAGTCGCCGTATCATTACTTGTGATTTGAATTCTGTCTAAAGTGCCGCCTAAATCTTTTTGACCTGCGCCCATAATCATAAACAAGTTGGCTGCGTATCCACCCATATGTTTGTAGACCCAGTGGTCAGAGCCTGTTAAAATAAATTCTGCAAAAACACTGAATGTACCAGCTGCACTTGTGCTTGATGGCAAGAGTCCAAAACCAGCTGTGTATTGTGTGCCTGGACCGTCCCCTGCTGTCTGTGTTGGGTTGTAGGACGCAGCTCCTTGATAGCCAGTTGTTACGAACCCGCCGCTAGTGCCGATACGGAAAACTGGGTTGCCATCCACGCTTTGAGAAAAGTCCGAAATTGCTATTTGAATGTAATAAGTTGTAGACGGAAGTCCTGTAATACTATGAGTGGCCGCGCTTAGTGTCACGGGAGATACTTCGTTGAATTGGGCGTCTAAGAAAGAATTGACGTTACCAAACTCAAGTGTTCCTGCGGTGCTGCCGTTTTTTAAAAACTGATTCGTGCTTCCTTGAGAGCTAGGAAACGTAAGATCCGCACCATTGAGGTTTAGAGGTGATGCTACTAACTGCGTTTTTGTTTGTGACATAATCTCGTCTAACAATTAAGAATCACAAGGCTGATGTGATTCTTAACGTTTCTGTATAGTGTAATTCTAGTGGACCCAACTAAAGTTTGATCGCTCCTCAGAAGCACCATGGAATCACCCAAGCCCGCAATCAGCCAAGGGGCTCTCGACAAATTCAGCTATCTCGATCTTGTCGAGATGCACGAAGATCTAGAAGAATGGATGGAGGTCTGGCAAAACAGGCTCACCCAAATCCAAGAGGAAATCAAAAAGCGTATCGAAGATAACCTTTTGAAGAAATGAACATACTCAAGCAAGGGAAGTGGGACGTCCGCTTCCTCAAACTGGCCCACGAAGTTGCCAGCTGGAGTAAGGATCCCAGCACAAAAGTCGGCTGCGTGCTTGTCAAAGGCAAGAAAGTCATCAGCGTGGGCTACAACGGTCTGCCCATGGGCATCGAGGACTCCATCGAACGCCTGACAGACCGTGAGCTGAAGTACGAAATGACGGTCCATGCAGAGGTCAATGCTGTTACAACTGCTGCATTGCACGGGGTCAGCACTTCTGGCTGCACTGCGTACGTCACTTTCCATCCATGCAGTCGCTGCGCTGCTGTACTTATTAATGCTGGTGTCTCTACCGTGGTTGTTTCAGCCCACGACATCAACTGCGATAGGTGGCTCGACAGCTTCCGACTTGCCGCATCACTTCTCAATGAGGCCGGAATCGGTCACGAAATTGTAGATCCCAACGTCAAATGAACCTTCTCCTCGCTTCCGCAAAATTCATCGGATCCGCTCAAACCGAGAGTGGTGTCCGTTGCATGCACGTCGAAATCCAAAACCAAGGGGCCAAGGCGCTGCCGGTCCCGGTGTACCTCATCCCCACAAGGGCTGCTGGTGACACGTTCGTTATCGATGCCTATGAACCAGGCACCCACCTTCTGTTCACTGGCCGGATGTATCCGAGCAAGAGCGACTACAAGATGTACATCGCTCCCACAACACCGTTCCAAACTGTCCCGGCCAACACGATCGTCAATCAAGTGACGGCTGCGGGTGGCGTCGGCTTCATTGCTGAGCAACGTCGCGAAGATCTGTTCGGTTGCGGAATGCTTTGTCAGGCACCAGCGCAGAAACTGCTCAACTTCACCTGGGACGACAGTGTCCCCCTCCGACTGGATGCCTGGGGTGATGATGCAACTCGCTTCCGCAAGTTCATCTACAAAGGAAGGCAGATCGCAATCGGTGGTCGTCTCAAATATGAGTCCTGGCCAGGTAAGGACGGAGAGACCCGCACCGCATACAAGGTTCAAGTCCGTGGCGGGCAATACACTTTCTTTGGAAAGAACTCACCGGACAAAGCAGAACCAAAGGTCGAGGCTCCGGTTCGGTCTGCTCAGGAGACTGTGATTCCCCAACCCGTCCCTAAGGGTGACGAAATTCCGTTTTGATTTTATGGCGCCGAATTGACGCCGTCGCTAACTTCATATCACGAGGGGAGCTCTGGGAAACCAGGGCTTTTTCTCTGTCTCTACCGTTGAACCTTATGTCAGTCCTTGACCGCTACCTGAACACTGAGAAGTATCAGGGTGTGATGCGTGAGCTCGCCATCGCACAAATCCTGAACGAGAAGACCAAGCCCGGTCTTTTCATCAAGCAAAACGCCCTTGACCGTTGTGGTTTCACTGGCGATGCTGACGACTTCCCGAATGCGGAAGCCGACTACGAGCATGTCTTCAACACTGGAGACACTGAGAGGGGCATGTTCTTCAAGACTCCTCGGATGTTGATCATCCACGGTGGCAATCCCAAGGACACCACCTTCATCGAGAACTCCAAAAACAAGGGCGAGATCGTAGGTATCTACCCGCAGGACAACTACCTTTACGACGACTGGGAAGAGAAGAACCCTGGTCAGCCTTGTCCGTACAAGCGTCGTCGCCTGATCCTGATGTATCTCGTGAACGAGGACGGTGTCGCTGCACACAAGAAACCACTGATCCTCTCACTACACGGCGGTGCGTCTCGTGAATTTGTCACTGCTTATGGGCGCTTCCTCGAACAGCTCGAGGGTGCTTTCAGCGACAAGTACAACCTGAAGAGCGCCACCGGCTTTGACCCGAAGCAGGCTGCTGCTGCGATCTTTACTCCTACCTTCGGGACTGTGATGTACGGCGAGAAGCAGAAGTCTGCAATCGCGGTGCCCAAAACCTGGAAGGAACCGACCGCCAAGAACCTTGAAGACTTCTTCCCGAAGAAAGGGGACGACATTGATTACATCGAGGACGTCCACGAAAGCGTGACCATGGAGGTCTACTGCGCCAAGTTCTTCAAGCAGTGCGAGAAGGAAATCGGTATCAACGCCATCGCACCCGGTGTTGACCTGACCAACCTCACCCTCCCTGTGCCCGAAGGATCTGGTGGCATCCGCGCCATGCTGGCGGCCAAGGATGAGACCGGAGCCATTGAGGGTGGGCTGAAGTAAAGTTTGTTCGGAATCTTTTAACAGATTCTCTTACATACCGTGCGGGGGCTGGGTAGGTCCCCGTCTACAAATGTGGTCCAAAACTTAGACGTTCAGGCCGTCTTAAGTTCAGTCGTAAGCGAGGGTGTAAACCCTCGTTTTTTTCTGCAGTTTTTCAGCCTTATCCAAAAGCTCAAGCGCCTCCTCACGGGTGGTGCAGAGCTCCGCCTTTGACTGAATCTTGGCGTACTTCTTTGAGTACTTAGCTGGTTTCATCATTTAGG